AAGCTTTATAATTAACAAAAGAATGATCGCAACCTTCGCATATTTGATGGATTGCATCGTAATAGTCGAATGAGTCGTCAAGTTTATAGTCTTTAACAGATTCAACAAGTGAGTCTATTAGTGAATTGAATTCGTTTTGGTTCATAAGTAATAAGTTTTGAGTTGTTGTTTGTAGTATTAATTAAGAAAGTGCAAGTCCGACTTTAACCGCTTCGCAAGAAACATCGTATTTGACTAGTACTGATGAAAAGAAAGATTCGTTGTGATAGCCGTCCCAATTTGCAAGCTCATCATTTCCATTTGTCTGTCTATTCAATGCGTTGTTAACGGCTAAGAAGTCATTAAGATCGTAAAGACAATCTTTGTATTCAAAAAATGATGAATCTTCGACTCCCTCGTACATGCCGTATCTGAGGTTCTGTTCTTCTTCTGTTAATTGATCCCAATGTAAAATTGGACGATAGTGATGATTAGTAATTATTTTCATAAGTAATAAGTTTTGAGTTGTTAATAATATGAGTTGATAACAGAACGAAAAGACTATTTCTACCGATGCGACAACAACAAAATGCAAACTTTTTCACTTTGCTGTGTTTCTAATAACAACTATTAGCAAGTCTTATCAACTATCAGAGAGACTGATGACTTCCATATTTGGCAAGCTACTTCCATATTTGGAAAAGAGATGACGCGCTAAAACGATAAATCCAAATGCAAACTGGTTGCAACTAGCGAACGATTCAACCGGCAACCCTTGACGCAATTTGACTGGCTGATCTGTTGATTTGCGAACGATAGGCTGACAAGCTTTAGCTATTGATCGACAAGCTAGATGGTAAGCGATTCAATACACTATTTGACTTATTCTGTTCGCGTTTCATAAACCCCTGATTATCAGATACCTAATAACTACACTAATTTCGCCAAATAGTCATTATGTCTAATCGTTATTACAAACACCACCCCCTGCCAGTAGATAAAACGCAGGCACGCGCGGGGGTAATTAATGCGCGCGTATATAGCGTAAGCCGTTCAGATTTTTTCAACCAATTTCTTAAAAAGAGGGACTGATAAAGTCTTCTAAGTCGTCGTCTTCGTCTAGGTCTTCCGGGCTAAAAATGATCTCAGCGTCTGTTAAAACGGTCAGTTTAGCGAACTCTAACACGCCGACTATGGTCTGATCGTTGAGGTCGTACTCTTGTTGATACCTTCGTATGAGGTTATCTAAATCAAACATAAGAGCGTCAGTCTGGTCGTTGTTCGTCATCACTGTTAACTACTATACTAACGTTATATTGTTTAGTAAAGCGTTAACAATCTATTTGCTTTAATTTAGGTGTGTCATTTTGTACCGTATTTTTATTCATTCATTAACAACGACTTACAACTCTAGTCTTGACATTCAACCTGTAATGGTTACTAAATGGTATAATGCCTAGCGGAGCGTTAGTCGTACTAATTGTACGCTTTAACTTACACAGTTTAACTGTAGTACTTCTTCATCAAAACAACTAACAACAACGGACACTCTATAATCGTCGTCGTTATAATCAGTTGTTGAAAAAGCTCCTGAAAGACTTCACACGCTTTTTACATCTATAACGTTTCGTTATTATCGTCGTCTTCTTTCTAACGTCTTTAAGGATAGGTGTGTTTATAAATAAACCATAAGAACGATAACGATAGTAGAGTACATATTAGAGTTATTAACGAACAACGTGAGTAATAACGATGAGAACGTAGTGAACATATATGTGTATTTAAACTAACTACTTCATCACAGTTATAACAGACATTAATTACAGTATAAAAGAGTTTGTTATCTTAAGTAAGAGTTGTTACGTAAAGAGTTGTTATCGGAACGAAGTGAAGTAACAACGATGATGAGTGTTAGTGAATCACGTCCAAAGCATCGCTTTATCACGTTTACGTTTATAGAAGCTATCAGTAAACTTTGTTAACTCTTCTTGTAGTAGTTCTTGTTTTCTATCGTACATATTCTTGTTAACATCAGCAGCCATTTGTTCTACCCAATAAGCAACAGCAATAGCTAACGCATCCAGACGGTCATCGTGAGCCAGACTACCCCGTTCTCTTGTTATCCGTGATAGTTGATAGAATAACATATACCTAGCTTGAGACTCTATAGGATACGTTAACGCAGACTGGTAGTCGTTAGAGATAACTTTAGGATCAACAATAAGACGATGACTGTTAAGTACAGGTTCAAGAGTATCAACAATCCTGAGTTCTTTTTGTTTACTACTACGTACTTCTTCTATGGTTACAGGATATTCATTACGAAACAACGGTTTAATCAGTTCCATAAACATACCGTCACCAAAGTTAGACTCTATAACGATCTTGTTAACTTTGTTGTTTTTAGCAATAGACACGAGACGTTTTAACGTTACCTCGTCGTACCCTCCTTTAATACCACCAGCATCGGGTACAAACAACTGACTGTTAAGCATCTTCACGACAGCATACGCCGTTTCGTCTTTACCCCGTCCAGAAGGATCAATAGACATGACAGACCCTGTGTACGGTATTAGTTCTCCTACAAGGCTGCTAGGACGTTTGTAGCGGTCTCCTGCCAGTCCTACATTAGGTAGTGTTCTATCTGCTTTCTCAGGGTCACTGGACCACACGATCTTTTCAGGGGCAGTATCAACGTCAACGTCGTGAATGATAAGGTCGTTAATCTTTAGGGGATAACGGTCACGATCACTCAGCTTAGGGTTTAACATGAACTGCAACGCAAACCCGGTACGACCGTACGACAGCTGACGTTCCTCAAGGTCCATATCACTGAAGCGTAGGGGTTCTGTGGATGTGCCTGTGGTCTCAGGAGTTATGTTATTCCGTATAAAGGGTGCAAGGGCTGGACCGTAGTTGTTATCAGCGTCTTCCTCCTTTGGGTATTGTGCGGGCCATACACGCTGCTCATAGCCCCTCTCTGCCAGTTTAGTGTACAGGCTGTCCTCGCATTGGGGTGTACCAAGAAATACAATCCTAGAGCTTTCTAGGGGCTTTATAATAGAATCAAACTCTTTGACGGCTTCGTCCAGTTTATCCCGTAGTCCTTGTGTTTGAGAGTTGGACGGTACTTCTACGTCATCAGCTACGATTATATCAGCACGGGAACCAGTCAGCTGGGATGTTACTCCTAGCGACTTAACGGAGGGTGCGTGAGAAGCAGGAGCACCGCTAACGTCAAAAGCTATCTTACTGAATCGTTGGTTCTCTGATGGTTGTAGATGTTGTAAAGCGGGGATGTCCTGTATCAGACGTAACGTAAAAGTGGAGAAGTCATCTGATCTATTCTTACTGGCAGACACAACAAGTATGTTTTTTGTTTGGTCTAGTAGTAGTTGATGAACGACAAATGCTGAGGTTATCCAGCTCTTACCACACCCCCGAAATGCTTGAATAACGGAACGACGGGGTCCATTTTGCAAGTATAAAGCCATGTCGTACTGTAACGGAGTAGGGTCAGGCAGGTTAAGGTGTCGCCATACAAGACACAGAAAGTTTCGGAAGTCTCGTAGTTGTGGTGGTATCTCTTGGTGTTTCTTCATCAGTTAACAATAAAAAGGAGCCGACGTTATGATGCCGACTCCTTTAAAGTGTAGTAAGAAGTTAAAGTTGTTTCTCGATGGGTATATCGTCTTGTTGTTCTTGAGGGAACGGTAACGCTTCAAAGTCCTTAGCTAATTCATTAACAGGAGTACCACTACGATTATCTACCGTGATGTTGTTATCCTTTAACCATTTACCGACAGCGTTCATAAGAGCCGGGTTGTATTCCTCCATAGCTTTCATGTAACCTACTGCACCTTTGCACAGATCAGTATAACTGTCTGCAAGTTTAGCTCCTTCTACGTGATCCTTCATAAGTATTATTTGTTGTCTCTCGGCATCATTGACCGATTTAATAGAATATAGATGATGTATCTGGCATATTATTAATTAACTATAGTTAGTATTGATGGTTAAAGTTAAGCAGTACCATCCGAAACAATCTCTGTCCAAGCAGACCCGTCCCAAATGATAATCTTATTAGTGTCCGTCTCAAAGTATGCCTCACCAGCAGCTGGCGAAGCGGGACGGGTTGACGATGTGACTGTATTTAATTTAGCCATTGTCTTATAGTTCCTCCATAGGTTGTGTCCAAGCTTCCCCTTCCAACACGGTCAACATAGCCGAGTGAGAGAGTGTATCTTTTCCGTATAGGCATCGTGGTTTAGCTCCTTCATATTTAACAAAGATCTGATCACCTGCCATGTTATATCTTAGTGTATCCACTGATGTTTCAAGTACTTCGTCAAAGTTAACGGTACTTACTTCATCAGCGTTTAGAATTACATATTGTCTGCTCATAGTTATTAAGAGGGTACTGTTGTTGAAAAAGTAGGACCGTTAGTGAGTGTACCATTGTTTCCTCCGCTACCTTGATCTGTAATAGTCGTACCTGTTCCTCCGTCGTTGTCACCCATTCTCCACCAACCTAATGGACTAAGTGATGTTATATTATTAGGTACTCCGTTGTTGTAAATAGAGGTTACTTGAGCAGAAGATAGTTCCGAACTAAATACCGCTATTTCATCGACAAGACCATTCAAGAAACTATGTCCATTTGCAAACCTGCCTATTTCTAGGTTTCCACCACTAAGAGACATACCTGCGTATGAACCTGCTGAATTGTTAGTTAGACTTGAAGCATCAGCGTTTACATAAACTTTTAGTCCGCTTGCAGTTTCAGAACCATCGTAAGTAGCCACAACATGGAACCAATCCGTAGTGTTTAGCGTAGTATTATTCTGAACATCTAAGTTTACATGACCAGTGCCAAGAAACATATTAACTTTATTAGAGTTGTTAGTTCCGAATAAATATTCACGAGTTGAGGTGCTTGTATCCTTACTAATTACCCTTGCTCTATTAATAGAATCAAATTTAACCCACGCACTAATACTAAAAGCGGAGTCGTTACCCGCTCCATCAGTAAAGCTGAAGTCCGATACACCACCGCAATCTATATAATCATTAGTACCGTCAAGGTTTACGCTGTAGGTGTTAGCAAAACTAACAGCTTCATTAGCAAAAGTTCTCCACACTCCGTTGTCATACACAACAATAGCACCTGCATTGGTACTACCCGCTTTCTTTAAGTAGAGTTCACCATTCTTGGCTAACCCATTGGTTACTAGCGATGATTGTTCGCTGTCGTTAATTAATGTAATATCGCTCATGTGTTTAGCTGTTGTTATAGAGTTGTATACGTTTTGTAAAACTAGGCATCTGGTTGTCCTCCGTCAAATATATCAGTGTCGTCCAATACAGGGCAGCCCCCGTCAATAATAACAAAAAATGGATCACCCTCCAGCGATGAAACCTTAGCTTGTAGATTGTCAGCTTTCCCTTTGTTCTCAGTAGCTACAGCCGCCGAAGTTACCGCCAACGTGCGTGATTTTGCTGATAACGGATCAACCGTCTTTGTTGCTCGTCGAAGCATCTCAACACTTCCATCTACGCAACGCTAAAGCTTTTCTTGTTGGTCTGCCTTTACTGTCTTTCATTGGTCCTTTTACTCCTGACATCCTAGCACAGAAGGAACGCTTACGGGGACCACCACCGGGTTGAGGAGCTTTTAGATTGGACCCTGTAGCACGATTGTACTTGTCACGCCCTTTCTTTGTGAGTCCACCTTTACGGCTTTTCTCACCTCTACCTAACGACAGTGATACACCTTTACGCTTTTTTGCCACGATCTTTCAAAGTAACACCACGACGTTTCAAAGCCACGATGTCAGCTTGTGTTATCTTCTTTTTATCACCAGCCACAGCAGCTAAGCGTTTTTGTTTCTTACTGTATTGTGAGTACGGCATGACTACTTCTTAGGGAACCCACGCTTCATGTTAGCGTAAGCCTTTGGCGATATAGTTGACTTCTTCTTACTACGGCTGATGCCTAAACGTTTACGTCTGTTCATGTTGTAGTATAGTCCTTTTTTCATCGTTTCATTAACATCTCCATTAAGCGATCCAGTTTTTGATTAATTTCTTTGACAGTAGTTTCAAGTCCACTCATACGGTTCTCAACAGCAGTGTCTCGTTCCCGTTGTGCAGCCAGTTCCACCTCTATCTTAGTCAAACGTTTTTCATCACTCTCCAACCGATCTGTCAGCTTTTTAATCATCCAACCAATAACACCAAGAATAATAGCAAGAGCAGAGTCGAGAAAGTGTGAGATTGATTCGGTCATTTAGAAAGTATTACCAGCAGTTACAGGTGTGTGATTGGTAAAACCGCTTGTATCTGCTGTGCAGTTGTGAGCAATATTTCCGATTAATAAAACATCAGAACTGGACGCACTATTTACCCCATCATTAAAACCGATACTTCCGTTCTTAGCCGTGCAATTCATGATAGTGACTCTTGTAAGAATACCGAATAATCTAAACGCTTCTTGTGCTTGATTCACAGCATCCCCCGTACACCCAACTATTTTTACATCGGTCAGATCATCTAAGAATTGTATCGGACGACTGCCTGATTTATCCGCTCTTACATTTTGAATTATAGAATCACTTGTTTGTCTAAGCGTAATACCAGCACCTACAATCGTAACATTTTCTATATGAGCATTCTTTAGCGTATCACCTGTAGCTCCGTTAGCATCTACGATTATATCGTCACTCAAGTAAGCGTTAGCTAGGAAAAAGTCCTCAATCGGGTTAGTCCCATCTGTTTGTAAGAGTATTGACTGAGTAGCTGATTGTTGTTCGTAGAAACCATCAATTCTAATTTTATTACCAATAACTTTTAACGCTGTATTTAAAATAGCATCAATAGCTAAGTTTTTGATTTGTATGTTAGAAGAAGCAGCCAAACAAGCCATGCCTGTTTTTGATGACTGATTGATATTTTTAATCTTCAATCCATCAATTATCAATGACGAACCTTCAATCTGTACGATGTTAGAAACGGCGACTGTTCCTTGGAAATGTCCGTCAATAAAGATGTCTTTAAAATATCCCTTTACACCATTTAACAATATAGCTTCCTCATTAGAATTAGCACCACCTATGATTTTTACATTACTAACTGATGTATTAATTGCCGTTGGTTGTGTTTTAAAACCACGCTCACAATTCTCTATATATAAGTTCTGTACGAAAGTGTTGTCACAGTTATCACTAATATCTAAAGCGTAATTACCTCCACCTAACGTTCCTGTTGTACTTTCAAAAACTCTGTTGTTTGTGATGAAAGTATTAACCGAGTTTACAACGGAAATGCCGTGAGATAAACAACCTTTTACCGTGCTGTTATTGACCGTTACATCAGTAGAACCATATACAGCAATACCATTAAAAACAGTATTCTCAACATAAACATTTTCTATTAAAACATTTGTGGGGCCAGCACCTACCGCCTGCGTTTCAGCACTATCAACAACCCATAAT